CAGATATACTCGCAATTATAACGCGACAGGCCGAAAAGTCGGGCCCCTGGAGTGCGGCCAAATGAAGAAGACAATCCAAACCTGGCTCAAAGCCTTCAAGCTCACGCAAGAACAAGCAGTCCTAGCAGCATTGCTCCTATCACTAGCTGGCGAATACGACGCAAAGCCCACCGTCCAAGTTGGTGCTGAAATCCGTAAGACTAGGAGCGAACTTGCCAAACTGATTGCATCCGAAACGGAAGACGTTGATCCGTTGGCCGAAATGCTGAAACGTGGTCAGTAATGTTGCAACTACCGGCACGTTACACGAAGCCGTTGTCGAAGAAGTTGATAACTGATGGGGATACTCTCATCCAAGTATGCGAAACATTTATGGCAACAAAAGAGGACGGCAACCGACCAATCGTTTTCGACGAATGGCAGCGCTGGCTCTTGCGCCACATGCTCGAGCGTTACCCAACTAAACATCCAAACCCTGAGCTCGCCGGACGATTACGATACCGCCAAATCGTGGTTAGTCTTGGTCGACAAAATGGAAAATCCACGCTCGCGCAAGCCCTCGCCATTTACGGACTGCTCATGCACGAGTCCGGGCCGACTGTTATTGGACTTGCTTCAAGTGTTGATCAGGCCCGTATCATCTACGAACGTGTCCTATTCGCAATCCGCAGTAACCCGTGGCTGGCCAAGCGCTTCAAGAAGGCCACAGAGCACCGAGGCATCCACCTTGCGGATGGTTCGGGAACTTATCACGTCAAAGCTGCTCGAGGTCGCGCAGTGCAAGGCATCACGGTGTCGTTGGGAATAGTCGACGAGCTGCACATCATCCCAGACGAACTTTATTCGTCACTAACCTTGGGCACATCAACTCGCAAAGATGGTTTGGTTGTCGGTATCACTACAGCAGGCAACGAAGAATCGGTTACACTTTTGGAACTTTATAAGACCGGGCAAAACGCTATTGATGGCAGTAACGAAAGGTTTGGGTTCTTTTGTTGGGAGGCACCAGCCAACTGTGACTTGTTTGACCCTGCCGCAATCATGGCCGCTAACCCATCGGTGGCTGCAGGCCGTATCGGTTTAGAGACTGTCATGAGCGACATGAAAACTATTCCAGAACACGAGGCCAGACGTTACAGACTCAACCAGTTTGTTACAGGTTCGCAAGCATCCTGGTTGCCTGGCGAGTTTTTCGTTGCAGCAGCTGGTGAAGGTATTACAGACATTAGCGGTTGTGTGTTGGCAGTAGATCAGACCGACAACTTTGCTCACGCCACCGTTGTTGCTGCCAAGAAGGTTGGCGACACATACGAGACCGAAGTTGTTGCATCGCTCAACCAGTTCACCGAACACGAACTAGCCGACTTTATTGCTGAGCTGTATAAGAAACACAAAGCCGTTGCAATAACCCTGGACGATAGAAAATCGCATGCACTAAAACGCCGCCTCGAGTATCTCGGTCTAGAAGTTTGGTCTCTGTGGGCTAAAGAGTTTGCTACAGCATGCGCCACGGTTTATCAAATGTTTGCGACTCAAAAAATCACACATGCAAACGACCCACTTGTCGTTGACCAGAATGCTCGAGCACACACACGCTACTACGGTGAAGCCTGGCAGATCAGCCGACGCGAATCGCTCGGCGACATAGACGCAGTCCTGGCAACAGTCATGGCGTTATATGTTGCATCAGCTCGTCAAGAATCTGGAATCGGTGTATACTAAAACCACTTTGGAGCAACGTCAAAGAGAGTAAATACTCCGAGAGCCACCGGTGGTCCCCCAAGCGCCGGTGGTTTCTTGTTTTTCGACACGCCGACAGACAACCTACAATCCACGCAAACCGATAGTCTTGATGTATGGCATCACTTTGGCAGCGAATCCTCGGTGTGAACGAACAACGTTCTACACCACCAATCATCATTCCCAGTCGCCAAGAGTATGCGCCTAACAACCGGACGGCGCTTTCTCTAACGTCGGTTTATCGTGCAATCCAAATCATCGCAACCCCTATCAGCAAAATGCCGTTGGAAACATTCCGATACGGCGGTGGCATCGAAGCCAAGGTTGATAACCCTGCACTGATCAACAACCCTTCACTAAACGACTCACGACGCGACTTCTTGTTTCAAACCGTTACTAGCCTGGCACTCGAAGGCAACGCCTACTGGTTCAAAAACTTTGACTCACGCGGACAAGTCAACGACCTCACCATTCTTCCGGCGATGACCGTCCAGGTTCGACTCGATGGCCCAACAGGTTTGTCAGGTAAAAAAGTTTTCGACTACCAAGGTGTCACTTACACGTCAAACGAAATCGAACACCTACGCCTATTCACCGAACCAGCCATCCTAAAAGGCATCAGCCCAGTGCAAGCATGCTGGCAAGACATTCAAGGCGCATTAGAGCTGCGAAACTTCTCAGCAACCTGGTTCTCAACCGCTGGCGTCCCAACCGGTGTCCTAAAAACTACTAAGCCACTATCCAAAGAAGATGCCGCACAGGTCACAGCGAACTGGCACGAAAAACAGGCATCGCGTCAAGTAGCAGTATTGTCTGAAGGCTTCGACTACTCGGTTATCGCACCAACAGCAAACGACGTCCTATACACGCAGCAACTAAACCAGTCGGTGCAGAACATCGCGAGAATGTTCGGTATCCCAGCGCGACTCCTGCTAACTGGCGTCGACGGAACATCAGATACCTACTCAAACTTGACTGATGAAAACCAAATCTTCTACCGCCACACAATCATGGCGTATACCGACGCAATCAGCGATGCACTAAGCAACTGCCTACCACGCTCTACACGAACCCAGTTCAACTTTGAAGGCCTATTCAAAGCTGACATCGCAAGCCGTTACGACTACTACAAGGTCGGTGTCGATGGCGGTTGGCTAACCACTGACGAAGTTCGCGCAAAGGAAAATCTATGATCAACCGAGACGCAGCCGAATACCAGGCACTAAATGACCGCCAACAAGAACAAGCCGATGACCTGGCAGAAATAGCCGTCAAGTTTGGCATGTTCGACCAAAGCACCGGAGCAAACGGTGCCCACTATGCCCCTGCAGCAGCAAACCCTTTCAAAAACGAAGGCCTCATGTGTGGCAACTGTGTTTTCTTCAACGAAGCAAACAACCAGTGCCAAATAGTTGAAGGAACCATTGAAGCAGAGGCCGTTTGCAAGTTGTGGGTTATCCCAGAAACCCTACTAGCGAGAGCAGAGACCATGTCTGAGCTTGAGACGCGTGAAGTTGAGTTCAGACTCGATGCCACGCAAGAACGCACCATTACTGGTCTGGCAGTTCCATACGGACAGGTCGCAAACATCGGACCTTACGAGGAACGGTTTGCACCTGGTGCAATCCAAAACATAGACGGCGTCAAGTTGTTCTACGGCCACACCGACCCAATCGGCAAGGTCATCTCAGGTCGCGAGACTTCTAACGGCTACGAGATTACCGCCAAACTGACCGAAGGCGTCCAACGCGCAGACGAGACTCTTGCTCTCATGCGCGACGGTGTCCTAAACAAGTTTTCAGTCGGCTTCATGCCGGTTGAACAGACCCGCGACGGCAACGTCGTGACCAGGACTCTGGTAGATCTCAAAGAGGTCTCGGTTGTCCCATTCCCTGCCTTTTCGGGCGCGGAAATCACCCAAGTCCGTGAGGAACAAAACCCTACGGACGCAACAAATGAAAGTGAGGCCCCGATGTCGGAAAACATCGACCTTGCCATCGGTGCAGTGCAAGACGAGGTGGCGGAAATCCGTCGCAGCGTCGAGGCTCTAACCGTAGCAACCCCAACCGCTCTGGCCCTTCCAGAGTTCCGCTCATACGGTGAGTTCGTTCAGGCATACGCCCGAGGCGACGAAGCCGCTTTTGAGTTTGCACAGCGCGCAGCATCGACTTCAGCCGACGCAGCTCTACGCCCAGGCTTCCTTGGTGCTATCGACAACTTGATCCGTCGAGTTCGTGTAACCGCCAACGCCTTCTCAATCGCTGCACTACCAGCAAACGGTTTGACTGTTGAATACGCTCGCGTAAACACCAACACCATCGCAACTGGCAAGCAGACCACTGAGAACACCGCCCTAACCGATGGCAACATCGCATGGAACACCGTCTCGGCTAACGTCGCAACCTACGGTTCACAGACCTCAGTTTCACGTCAGTTCATCGAGCGCGCAACCATCGACACCCTCGGCGGCATCTTCACTGCTCTAGCAATCGGCTACGCCAAGAAGACCAATGACGACGTCGTTGCAACTCTCGCAGGCCTAACCTGGACTAGTAAGACCTTCGACGCTTCAGCGCTAACCACGGCAGCAGTAATCGGTGCACTCGCAGACGGCTCGGCTTATATCTTCGCCAACTCAGGCATGTCGCCAGAGTTTATTGTGTGTGACCCAACCGCCTACAAGAAGCTGATCACCATCGTCGACACTACCGGACGCCCAGTAGTTCTACAGACTGGCCCAGGAGTCAACAACGCTGGCGAAGCCAACCTCGCAGGTCTAACTGGTTCGATTGCTGGTATCCCAGTGCTCGTCGACCCAGCCTTGGCTGCTAACACCGCTTACCTGGCAAACTCGATGGCTCTACAGTCACTCGAGTCAGCTGGTGCCCCAGTGCGTCTAACCAACGACGTATCGGGCGTAAACACCCTGAGCAACACCTATGCCGTTTACGGTTACGGTGTGTTCTCGACAGTGCCATTCGAAGGCGCAGTCGTCAAGATCAAGGTCGTTTAGTAGCTCATGGCCGTTACGCTGCAACAGTTCAAAGATTACGTCGGAACGAAAGACTCGACGGACTTCCCTCAACTTTGTCTAACTAGCGGTCACCAACTCGTCACGAATAAGGTGGCAGGTGCTTCGGTGCCTGCCGCCGTTCATGACCAGGCGGTTCTCATGGTGGCATCGGAGCTCTTTCACCGACGTCAAGCACCAAACGGAATCACCCAGTTCGCCGACGCAACCGGGCAAGCAGTAAGACTAGGCAAAGACCCTATGGCCCCTGTCTACGCCCTACTAATGCCCTACATTGGGTTCGCAGTATGACCGTTAGCGAAATCACCGCAGCCAAAGCAGAGTTCGCTCTAGCGATGGCAGACGCAGGCATTGACATAATGGATTACATTCCAGGACGCGTCATGCCGCCAGTCGTGATTATCGCCAGCGGTTCACCATACCTAGTTCCCGAAACAGTCGGCAACGAATACGAGTTGAATTTAGATCTAAAGTGTGTTGCGATGACGGCCGATAACGAATCGTCAACAAACGCACTAGACCTTCTCATCGAGCAGGTCGTCCACGCAACTTCCAATCTCCACTATGTTCAACTAAAGCAAGTGAACCAGCCCTACGGCCTCGAAGCTAATGGCGCAGTTTATTTGACCGCAGACGTGAACATAATGGTCTCAGTCAGTCTTTAGGAGACATCATGGCAGCGAGCACTCGCATAAAGGCAACTAACATTGTCTTCAAAATCGGCACAACCGATTACAGCTGCGACACGGACTCAGTAGAACTAACCACATCAGACATGCCTGGCGACGTCCGAACCTTTTGCGAGGTTCAGACTGGTCAGCAGTGGATGTTGGCTCTCACCGGCATTACGTCGGGAGACGCTGGTTCTCTCTACCGTCTACTTTTCGCAAACTACGGCACTGAGGTTGCTTTTACCGTCGCACCAGGCGGTAACGTAACCCCAACGGCCACTGCACCTCACTATGTTGGAACGGTCATCTTTGACCAGCTACCACCACTCTCACTCACCTCGGGCGAGATTGTGAAGTTCACCGTAAACCTAACCGTCAAGAACACCGGCACCGACACCGCAGCAACTCCGCCAAAGTATTTCGGTCTACAGGTCAAGACGAGCTAGTTGTGGCTGGCGCTCCGGCGTCTATCAAAGTCGAGGGCCTGCAGCAGACCATCAAGTCTCTGCAGGCTCTTGGCGCAGATAAGACAGAAATACAAGACGCAAACTATCAAGCCGCCGTAAAACTGATTACGACTGCTCGCCCATTAGTTCCAGTGCAAACTGGTCGTCTTCTGTCATCACTTAAGCCCGGGCGCACGACAATGTATGCCGTAGCTCGAGCAGGTTCAACTCGCGTCCCTTACGCTAACCCAATCCACTGGGGCTGGTTCCTGGACAAAAAAACAGGCATCAAACGCAACATCAAACCGCAACCCTTCTTTGGCAAAGCCCTCGGCTACAGCAAAGATCAGATCATCGCGGACTACGATAGAAACATGCAACAACTCATTGACAAATACCATCTCGGAAAGAGCAACTAATGGAAATCGATTGGGAATCACTCACCCTGGACGAAGTAGAACAAATCGAAACGTTTGCAGGTTTATCTATCGACAAAATGATGGACGACGGCGTCCCACGTGGTCGAGCACTCAAAGTCTTGCTATGGATCATGAACAAACGCAAAGACCCAAACTACACAATCGAGCAGGCTGGCAAACTGTCGCTCAAAGAAGCAACTGCCCTGCTCGGTGGTGGTGACACAGACCCAAAATAAGAAAGGAGCAGGCCGAAAGGATGGCCGTATTCTGCATGGCAACAAACATGTCGCCCACTGAATACCGGTCCCTAACTATTGCCGAATACCTGGCGTTTTTAGATACTTTCGAGTCAATGAATAATGGCCGCTAACCTAGTTTTCAAGTTCCTTGCCAACGATAAAGGCCTGAAGGACGGCATCAACCGTTCCAAGAAGGACCTACACTCACTCGGAAGCGTCACCAAATCGGTCTCTGCGACCATGAAACGCACACTTGGGGCTATCGGTCTATCTGTTGGTTTTGCTGCCGGCATTAGGTCGCTGGTGAGCGCAGGGCAAGCAGCTGCCAACGATGCTCGAAGCCAAAGACTTCTTGCGCTTCAAATGCGAACTACAACTAAGGCCACCGATGACCAGATCGCGTCAAACGAAAAGTTCATTGGCACACTCTCTAATCAAGTTGGTATCGTCGATGATGACTTGCGCCCAGCCTTTGCTGCTCTGCTCCGGGGAACCGGCAAAATCAAAGATGCACAAAAACTTCTCAAGATTGCTTTGGATGGTTCGGCTGCATCAGGCCGACCATTAGCAGCAGTTAGCCAGGCACTTGTTCGAGCTCAAAACGGCCAACTAACAAGCCTTTACAAACTTGCCCCACAACTCAAAAAGACTAAAGGTGGCATCGACGAATACGCTGCCTCAGTAGCAGGCGCAGCAGCAGCAGCCGCCGATCCATTTACTAAAGTAAAAGTCACTTTCGATAACCTAAATGAACAAATCGGTTACGCACTCATGCCCATGTTTGAAAAACTATCCAACTGGTTCATCGACAACGGCCCTAAAATAGAAGGTTTCTTGAATGACCTTTTCGACCCAACCACCGGCATGGGTGCTGGTTTCGCTGAGACTGGGAACCAACTAACTGCCGTTGTCGACAAACTTGGTGAGTTCTTTGCGCTATTCGATGCCAATGGCAAAGATGGCATGGTAGGTTTCTTCAACGTTTTAAACGCAGCTCTATACCTAACAAACCAACTACTCAAAAGCATCGTCATCACTGCCAAGTTAGTCAAAGAAGGTCTATTCTTTGTTCCCAACCTTGTCTTCGGTAAGATCGATGAACTTAGAAAAGCCAAAGCAGCGAAGAACACTCTTATGGGTCAAAAGTTTGCAGGCAAAAACACAACCCCTAACGTCACAATAAACATAAACAAGCCAACCGTCAGCGGTTCAGAGATTGTCAAAACTATTGAAAAATGGCAAGCAGCAACCAAACAACAACTTCTGGCCGGACCGACACAATAAATCATGGCCTTCGACATCAAAACAGACTTTAAGTTTGAAATCTATGTTCCGCCAGCAAACGTGTTCGTGCTTGGCATCTCAGAACTAGGTTCAACAAAAGTTCTCTCGAGCTCGACAGCGTCATGGGTTGACATTGGCGCAAACATGGTATCCGTAAACATCAACCACGGCCCAGCAGTCGTTTCAGGTGTTTACACACAATCACAGCCAGGCACACTCACAGCCACTTTTCAATCAGCAACCTACGACCCAAACTTCAATCGCAAAGTCCGCCCAGGAGTCCCGGTCAAAGTCAGCGTCAAACTAACATCAACTTCATGGATACAACTTTTTTACGGATCACTAGCATCACTCGACGCCGTCTATAACTATGACGGCTCCAACATTGTCAGCCTCACAGCAAACGACCCAATCTTTGACACATTCAACGAAACTGCCATGGGCTTCAGCACCGCAGCAGGAGCAAGAACCGACGCAGTAATCAGCTCAGCGTTCAGTTACCTACCAGTCGCACCATACTTTGTTACAGACACAGGCGTAGCCAAAATGTCGGCCATGAGCGGCGACATGGACCTTGGCACAATAATCAACAGCGCAGCACTCGTTGAACTTGGTTTGTTCTGGTATGAACCAGCAATCAGCGGATACTACTTCAGAAACCGCAACTTCATCCAAAACGCAATCGCAGGCACACCAGTCGTCTATTTCAGCGACGTTCACTCAAGCTCAAGCACACACTCCTGCTATCAAGACATCCAAATAGGGACAAACACAGACCTACTAGTCAATAACGTCTTCGCCACATACGCCGACGCATCATCCACACACAACACCTACTATCAAGACAGCATCGACCTTTACGGCAACCGCACACTCAGAACAACACTCGACATCTATAAGGTTGCAGGCAATACCGAAATACTTGCCTGGAACTCAGCAGCAGTCGTCAACAACGTTCAACAATCAGTGCAAGCAATCACATACAAAGCAAGCAACCCAGATGGCTCACTAAACGATAACGCTGTAAGGGTTCACGTGTCCGACTGTGTCAATGTTGTCAAAACTATTGGTAGCGACACAATCAACCAAAACTTTATGGTAGTGAACATTAGCCATACGATAGAACCAACAACCTGGCAAATAAGTCTCGGACTATGGAAAGGCCTATAAATGACTGCTAGAGTGACATACACCAACGGCAACGTTTTAAACGCTGCCGATCTAACCAACGGTTTCGCACGCCTGCCCTACAACATGGAATCAGGCTCAACCGCATCAGGCACATCCGGCAGCGTAACATTCACTTCAACATTCCAGGTTGCACCAATCGTCATCGCCACCGTTGCATCATCAGCATCAACATTCACAAGCGTCACCGTTTCAAGCGTCACAGCCACAGGCTTCAACTGGAACGGATGGAGCGGTGCCACAGCTGCAAGCGTTGGCCGCGTAATCTACTGGACTGCAATACAAATGACATCAACGACAGCGAACGGATAAACCATGGGCGAAGTAATCAGCGGAGCATACCCAGCACCAACCGAACCAAAGCCAAGCAAGTCTAAAGACAAGGCCGAAAACGATGGCGAATGACTTTGACTCAACCAAACTAGACCTCGAAGTAATCAAAGGCACAACCTTTGACACCATCCTCGAAGTTTGGGACACCGACGACAACGCAATCCTTACTAACCTAACTAACTTGACTGGTTGGACAGCATCCTGGACTGTCCGTGAATGTATCGAACAAACTGTTCTGATCACAACAGCACCAACCATCGACACTGTCGCTTCAACCATCACCATGGCTCTCACAGCCACACAGACCGGCACACTAAACCCAACCGATTACGAACACTCACTTCGCATTACCAAAGGCGCTGAGGTTCGACAACTGGTTTGGGGCCCACTAAGAGTTAAGGCCTAAAATGTTTGTTCGCGTTGTCGCACCAAAAACTCTAACGGTTCGCGTTGTTACGCCGAGCTCTAAAGTTTCACGCGTCATCGTGAATAAAGGTGCCACCGGCGCTCAAGGTGCTCAGGGAGCCATGGGACCAACAGGACCTACAGGTGCTACCGGTGCTACAGGTGCAAAAGGTGATGCTGGAACTAACGGAACGAACGGCATTGGTTACACAGGTGTCACATCAGTATCAACAATCACTATCGGTTCAGGGCTTAAAACTTTTACCCTCGTATCGAGCTACGCTGGTGCTTTTATCACTGGCCAGCGCATTCGAGCCATCCACAGCGATACGCCGACTTATTACATGGAAGGCCCTGCCAACTATGTTGGTGGCGGCACTCTGATCATTACTGTTGATAAATATAACGGTTCAGGCTCGCATAACTCCTGGTTATTTGCGGTTGCTGGTGAGGTTGGGCAAACTGGTGCAATAGGGTCTAGCGGTGTCATATCCGTAACAGCCCCAATAACAAACTCTGGCACTTCGACTTCGGCGGTTATTGGTATCAACCAGTCGGCGTTGACAATCACCGAGTCACAAGTGACCGGTCTAACCACAGATCTTGCCAATAAAGTAAACACGTCAGCTGTTGGTTCATCAAACGGTGTCGCTTCACTAGACGGTTCAGGTCTTGTTCCTACCAGCCAAATACCGCCATTAGCCATTTCGGACACGTTCGTTGTCGCTTCACAGGCAGCCATGCTCGCTTTGACTGCACAGGTTGGTGACGTTGCTATCCGCACCGACATTTCAACAACATTTATCCTCCAAGCAAGCCCACCAACAACGTTGGCTAACTGGAAACAGATTCTTACACCAGCCGCACCAGTTCAGTCTGTTGATGGCCTAACGGGTAATGTGTCGCTAACTTCGTCTTATGACGCGTATGGGGCTGCTACCACCGTTCAGGGCAATCTGACAACACACACGTCAGCAACAACTTCGGTGCATGGGATTAGCAACACCGCAAACCTGGTTTACACGTCGGACTCACGCCTAACCAACGCGCGCACACCAACCGCTCACGCTTCGACGCACGCTTCCGGCGGCTCGGACGCAATTACGATCACCGAGTCACAGGTCACAAACCTAACAACCGACTTGGCAGCAAAAGCTCCAACCGCCAACCCAACTTTTACAGGCACGGTCACGACACCTTTGTCCACGGCCGGTTTCGTGACGACAACTTCGGGCGGAGTTTTAGGCACATCTTTATTAGCAATCGCCGCAACGACGGCTACCGCTACGACTGGCGTGGGTTACATGGGTTTGCCACAGAACGCAACGACTACGGGGGCTTACACAACGGTGGCCGCCGATGGTGGCAAACACATCTACGCATCAGCCACTAGAACGGTGACGATTGACAGCAACGCAAACTTGGCGTTCCCTGTTGGCACTACCCTGACTTTTATCGCCGGTTCGGGCGCAACAATGACTATTGCTATTACAACCGACACAATGTATTTGGCTGGTGCTGGCACAACAGGTTCTCGAACTCTTGCCCCTTTTGGTATGGCAACGGCGGTTAAGCTCACCGCGACGACTTGGATCATCAGCGGTAACGGGTTGACGTAATGAGCGGCTCAGTTGCTTCGGTTATTGCTTCGGTAAAGAAATCGGCTACCGGGCCGACAAACATTTTCATAAATGGTTCAGCAACCACAGCAACACCTGTTGGTTGGTTGGGTTCGGCTTATGCCAGAAATACAACTTACTTCAAAACAACACCTGCGTCGTGGCAGATGAATGACGTCAGTGGTGATGGGCCAGAATTAACTTATTTTCAAGCAACAGGTTTAACTATTGGTTCTCGGTATTCTATTTCTTGGTGGTCAAGAAACGACCCATTGAACGGTTCAGACCCTGTTACCTTTGCGCCATTATCTTTAAGTGGTGGAACAGGGACATTTTCTTACACACCATCAGGAACTTTTACTTATTACAAAGTTGAAGGAATGACAGCAGCTGCAACATCCGTTTATGTTCAATGGTATGCGTCTAGTTATAGTGCGCTTGTTGATGACATTTGGCTAGTTGCTGGAAATACTGCTTTCTAAAAATAAATTACAGAAAAGGAAAACAAATGAGCGACTTCAACATCAGCAACGACCAAAAAGAAGCCCTACCATGACCCTGAACCAATCAGAGACGAAATGGATACAGTCCATCGACAAAAAACTTTCAAACATTGAAACACGTCTCGAAGTATTTGCCGACCATGAAACACGCATCCGCGACCTTGAGAAACGCGCATACCAGGCAGCAGTTATCATCTCAATCATCACAGCGCTCTCAACCGCTGTCATAACCGCGTTCTTCACGAAAGGCATGTAATGTCCAAACCCATACTCGACGTCATCACCGAAGCTCGCAAACACATCGGCTACGTTGAAGGCCCAAACAAAGACAATATCTTCGGCGCATGGTTCGGAGCAAACCACACCGCTTGGTGTGCCGAGTTCGTTTCATACGTCCTAAACCACGCAGGCTACGGATCAACTATTGCCGGCGCTCAAACGGCCAAAGGTTTCTCGAGCTGCGGTAAAGGCATCGCACACTTCAAAGCCAAAAAAGCCTGGTTCAAAGTTGAACAAGCAAAAGTTGGCGACATAGCGTTCTTCGACTGGGACCACGACGGCAGCCAAGACCATGTTGGTATCGTTGCTCAAGTAGACGTGCCAGGCAAACGAATCAAAACAATCGAAGGCAACACCAGCAACGCATCAAACAGCAACGGCGGTGTCGTAAAAGAGACCTGGCGTAACATGGGTGTAATAATGGGCGTTGGCCGACCAAACTATCCGAAAGCAACAGAATGACTCGACTCAAAGCAATCCTCAAACTTGTTGGCTGGTTCATCTGGTTCACTTGTGCACTTCTCCTGGTAACCATTGGTGCAGGCGCAGCCATGGGTGCAATCACTGGCAACTGGCTCAACGGTGTCATCGTAATGTTTGGTGGCGGTATGCTACTGGTATTTGGTGAAATAGGTCGAACCATGATCACTCGAATGAGTGTCCTAGTTTCAGATCTACAACGCGCGTTCAAGAAGGCTTCAGACCACATCGAAGAACAAGCGGAGCAACAAAAGAAAAAATAGTTATACTAACGGCAACGGAAAGGGCCCAAAATGGCATTCGCTAAAGATTACAAAGACGTCGCAACTCGACTAGCTGAGATACGACAGATTTACCCTGAACTATCACTCCAGCAGGTTCGATGCGAACTCATCGACCAAGGCGGCCAAATGGGTTGGTTGTATGTTGCTGCCGCGTTCAGAG